CTCTGGACAAGCTGAAAAGTTTTTAACCACATCGATTGCTTCCATGCCATGCCTGCCTTGATAGTGTGATGGTTTTTTAATGTTATCTGTCGTATCCTGACAAGCAGCTTCAAGCTCCTCAATTTTTTTAAACGTATCTTCCGTCAGCATCTCTCCACCTCTCTCAAAAAATTTATAATCAATTTACACTCGCTCTCATTTGGCAATATTCTGCGTTCTAAGAGCGCTTTTAATTGCCAAGTATAAATGCCTATCTTATCTGCTAAAACGTCATCAGACATCTTTATTTTGCATCTGTGAGCTATTAACAGCTCTGATATATCGTAAGGCAACAGATTATCGTAAGATCTAGGTGTATATTTAATATCGTTATGCCACTGTCTGTGTCTTTTCATAGACCCATCTCCCGAGCCTTAGCTAATGCGTTTATGCGTTTGATTTTTTTAACGAGCTTAACGTCACCGTAGTTTTTAAACATCCACTTTTCGTAAATCTTGTCATCCTCATCTGTCTTTTTTTGTTTAAGGCGGTAAGACTGCTTGATTAACATTATCATTTCCTCTGTCGTGTAGATTCGTTGGAACCACTCCAATACATCAGGTGGCGGCAATCTGTTTAGTTTTTTATAGTATTTGACAGATCTATAGACTCTGTCAGCTTCTTCTTTGTCTGCGATGGTAATGTTATCGTCTAAAAACGCTTTAATTGACGGCTCCATTTGTTTGTAAAAATCATCTACTAGTGTCATAATTCGTTTATTTTTACCTCGATTCTAGGATTTGGACTATACAGCTTTCGCGTAGTGTGCTCGACAATGATGTTGTCATCTGTCCACACAACCTCTGATTTTGATATGCTGTCATAGACTGCTTTTTCAAGATTGTCTAAATCTGGTTTTTTCGGCACATATAAGAGCTCATTTATATAATCCTGATACTTTTGTTTAGTCTTATCTCTGGCACGCTCTGACGGCTTTTTAGACACCAATTCTGGTGCTTTTAGATAAAAAGTAACATCAACTTTTAAACCGTCGTCAAAATAAGGCCCTTCGTAATTGTTTTTAACATAGTCTGTGACCTGCTTCCGCCATGCCATCATATCTCCATCCTCGTAAGCTCCACTCCATCTGCTAAAGCGTGGGCGTTTTTGCGGTTTTGGCTCAATCGGTATTATAAACTTAACCACTACTCCTCCAATTCGTCTTCGTATCCTATAAACTCTGCGTGTCTGCCATCCGGTCTCCTCTTTTTATGAGCTGGCGACGCTATAAAAACTATTGTGTCAGCGGTAACACCAAGTCTTTCTGCTAGCTCATGCTTTGTGCCAACATCTACAAAAGAGTCTCCGTCGTAGACCGCATATATCCTTTGTCTATATCTGTTAGCCATATCATTTAAAACGGCAGATCATCGTCTGAAATATCCATTGGGTTTGAATTGCCAAATGGGCTATCATCTCTTCCAAAGTTAGGCGTTTGTTGTGCAGGCGCTGAGTAACTGTTTGATGATGAAGTGTTATTGTTAAAACCACCATTAAATGAGCCAGTTAAGCCACCTTCACGTGTAGCACGACTTTCCAACATTTGGAAGTTCTCTGCAACAACTTCCGTCACATAGACACGTTGTCCTTGTTGGTTTTCGTAGTTACGTGTCTGAATACGACCCGTAACTCCGATCAAAGCACCTTTTTTAGCCCAGTTGGCTAAATTTTCAGCAGACTGTCGCCAGATAACACAGTTAATGAAATCTGCTTCTCTCTCCCCGTTTTGCTCTTTAAATCTGCGGTTTACCGCAAGTGTGAACGTAGCTACAGCTACTTGACTCGCTGTATAGCGAAGCTCTGCGTCCTTGGTCATGCGACCAACTAGCACAATGTTGTTAATCATTTTTTTGCCCTGCTCTCTTTTTTAATTTATTAATCAAATCATCAGTCGATACAATCTGTTCTGTGCGTAAATCTTCCAGTGATTTAACTTTTAAGGTATCTGTTAGCCATTTTGTTAGCTCTTCGACATTTTGATTTGTGGCTTTTGCAATATCGCTTAAATCAGATTTATAAGTCTCTACTTGGATATTGCTGATTTTCGGGGTTGGGAAGCTTGTTCCTTTTGACGTTTTATTTGTTGGTTTTTGCGATTGATTTGTTTTGTTGGGTTTGCTAGCTTCATTGCCGTCATCATCTTGATCGCTTGTTATCCCAAAAATTGCTGATAGTGCGTAGCGTTTTGCGTAAGTGATAGCCGAACCAGCGCCTTGTACATCATTTTTTGTTGGTTTAACACTTAAAGGTCCGTATTCCACCCATTCGCCACTCGTGTGCATGACTAGCGTTGCGACATCGATATAACCGTTTTCTGCGTTTGTTGTTGGATCCTGCGAAAAAGATATCCCGTTATTAGCAAAGGCTTTTGTAATCGCTTCCGTCACGTTTTCTAGAGGCACGTATTTGCTTTTGAAAAAGGGGTTGTCTTTATCTTTTAGCGGTTGCTTTACCTCTAGCTGAGCTTTACAAAAGGCTTTAGCATATTCTGTTATACTTTCTGATTTCCTCATTTACTTTACCTGCAAACTTTCTGTTTCGATTAGTTCAACTCCAGATATATCAATTCCAGATTTCAAAGCTTTCGAGATCTCAGATTTCATTGGTTTGTATTCAATTTTTTCTTGCATGTAATCAAGAGGAATTTTTGTTTCGTCCAAAATCTCTACTTTTTTGCTTCTTCGCAAAGACACCTTAAACATTCCAGCGTCAACTTTTTTCTTTTGGCTCAATTCCATTGCACGCCTGATTGTCTCTTTGTATTTTTCCACTTTTGCTTCTGCTTGCTTTTGCTTTTTGTAAAAAGCTTCTTTTTCGGCTTTATACATTTCGACGTCAGCTTGAGCATTTTTTAACATTTTGACAAAATACTCAATGGTATTTTCTAAGTCTGATTGAAAATCAATGCTGTCAAGCGTATTTTGAAAGGTTTCGTCGTCTAAATCTAAACTTTCCAGATAAGCGGCGATTCCCTCAAGTTCATATAAATAAGCCATGTTATTTCCTCTTTCTGTATTTTAATCATCCAAAATGTGTTGTTTAGTGGACCATTTACTGTCAATTCTGCGGTTAACGATTAACTCTGGCCATACATCAAATTCCGTCTCGATGTAGTCCATCAAGTCTTCGTCTGTGTAGTCTTTAAAGGTTTGATAAGTCTGTTTTAGCGTAGGTTCTTCGCTGCCTCTAAGACAGTCAATCGTAAAGATAAGCGCATCTCTAAAATTGCTGTCAAAGGTTACGAGCTCACCGTTAATTCTGATTCCAACCATTTCGCACCTCGTTAGCTATTTCTACGAATTCATCTAGATCAACACCTTCAACTGCTTTAATTCGTTTCACTTCTGAATTAACTTGACTTTTATTAGCTCTAAGCCCTTCTTGACGCTCCTCTTCTGTGGTGGCGATAAAATATCCGCCGTGCTTCTTTTTGCTAGCGACAACGGGTATACCCTTTTGGACCAAATCATAGATTGTCTGTCTGACATCTCTGTCGGATATCCCAAAAGCTTTCTGGATGTCTTGATTAGACACTTTTCGCTCTGCCCCAATGGGGATAAAGCAAAACACTCGCTTTTCTAAGTCTGTTAAATGATTTAGTAATCCCATAATTCCCCCTTCAAAACGTGATTTTTGAGCACTCTCTCCATGCTCTTAATTCTTCAATTTTCTTTGTTCGAACATCTTCATCTAGCGCCATGATTTTTGCCGCATGTTCCTCGGATAGCCCGAAAAATGTTGTTAGTGTCAATTCCATAGCTTCATCCTTTCGTCCTCCATGCCATCAAATTCCATGATATGACTTTTGTCGCAGCCTTTTCTGATACGGGATGCAATTCTCTCTCCATAAATTTTTCTAATTTCGGCAGGTGTCAGATTGGTAGTAATGATTGTGTTTGTGCGCTTGTTAAGCAAGCTGTAAATAATGCTTGTGGACCAGTCACTAACTTTTTCGGCACCTAGATCATCTAGCACCAGATAATCGACATCTTTTAGCTTATCCATCCAAAATGCTTCCTTGCTAAAGTCTCGCTTTATCTCTGACAGTAAGTCAGTGACATTTACAAGCAAGCCTAATTTTTTCGTTTTATCAGACAATCCCCTAATGATGCTATAAGCTAAATGACTTTTGCCTCGTCCTGCTTTGCCAGTCATGATGATGTTTCCCTTACCACCACTAAACCAATCGTTAGCCATTGTCTTTGCCCAAGAAAGCACCTCTTTGTGTTTAGCCGTATCAGCCCTAAAATTGTCAAATGATGCATTTTCTAACTCGTCGTCCATAATTGATAATTTTTTGAGATAGTACAATCGCTTGTTTTCAAGTTCTCTCTCATATTGCTTTTGGACGTGCAAAGTGTTTTGATTTTCTAATTCTTCTCTGTGACAATCTGGACATACTGTCAAACCAGTCTTGAGAACTGTGATGTATCTACAACCGTGTTTTTCACAGACAGCATCTTCTTTCTTAGTGTTTTGTTGATAAGATATAGCGATTTTAGTAAGTGCGTCTTCGTCACCAAGTATCATATTCCGATACCTCTTCTTGTTTAGATTTTCTATATTGGAATTGCCTTTGTTCTTCTTCAACTTTAACCATCGTAAGGATTCCGTTTTGTCTCCAATTTCGCAATATAGAGTTAACGTATCCAAAAGAACGTTTAGAATTGTCAGCAGCTCTCGTTATCGCTTCCTTAACAACATCCACTTCCATTTTTGTGATGGTGATATAGTCTGACAACTGCTCAAACTGATTCGGAGATAAGATGCCAATTTCTTGTTGAAAATAATCAGATATAATTTTTAAGTTATTTACATTAGCAGCAGAAGATGAATCTTTTATCTCTTCTTCTACTTCTGACTTTATATCTATATTTATATCTATCTTTTTATCTTTCTCTATCTCTGTTGGAACTTGGTTGGAAAGTAGTTGGAATTTTTCCAATTCTGCTTGTTTTTTCTTGTATCTATTCCAGTTTGTTTCCTGCCCCAACAAGGCCTTTGCTTGCGGATAATGGGTGTTACCACCATCATCAACCTGAATGACTCCACATTTCACAAAATATGCTAAAGCCATATTTATCTGTTCTTCTGAAGTTTCAAGACGAAGAGCTAGTTCTTCTGCGTAATTATCAAAAGTTCCTTCGTAATCAATGATGCAATCATTCTCAATAGCTTCTAACATGAGCCTGATGTAAATAACAATCATTTCCGAACCGCCAGGGAAATTTCTTAAAAGCCTTTTAATAAATAAATTGTCAAAAAAATGCTTATCAAATTTCAGCCAATAATAGATTTTTGTTTTTGATTTCTGTGCCATTTATCCTCCCAACTTGTAGTCCACTAGTGTGATAAAGTGGTTCAACTTCGCTTTATCTCTTGTTTCTAGTTTGCTTTTGTCAATCTGTTTTAGTAAGTAGTTAACGCAGAATTTTTTAATCATCTTCTAGCACCAATCCCTCTAATCGCTTATCATAGCTAGACACAAACCACTCTTTTAATTGATTGTAAAGTTCTATTGCTTGGTCGTATTCCTCGGGCAATACTTCCTTATTTTGACTTTTACCAAAGACATTTAGGACAAGCAAACGAATATGGTTGTGTACGTCATGTGTTGTAATTTTGCTATAACTAATATCGTTGTCCACACCAAAAACTTTTGGTGTCTGATTGAAGACGTGTTTTTCTGGTTTATAAGCACGTTCACGATTTAATTTCTTGAGTACTTTTGGATATTTTTCATTGATTGGAATCAATTCATCATCAAAGCTGACATCTTTGAATAGCCCTTGCGGTGTGCGTTTTTCTTTCGCTTGTTTCATGCGTTCAGCTACTAATTCATTCAATTCTTCTTCAGTTAGTGTGTAAATTTTAGCCATATTGTTTTCCTCTTACTATTTTGTTATATTTAAAATAAAATACTTGGAGAAGTGTATGATTGATTACTATTCTTTATACAAAAATTCACTTGAAGCCATCGGATATCATAAGTTGGATACGGGTGTAGATTTACTTCAATACCTTATTGCAACAGAAGAAGGAAAAAGGATATATTCTCAATACCCTTATCGAGAAGTTGAAGAAATTATTTTTTACACCCTAGATTGTTTGATCCAACAAGATTTAGTTACTGCCACAGAAATGCCGAGATTAGATAGACGAATATATACAATTGACGGTCTGACACCAAAAGGCATGTATTTTCTTGGATATATCGGGCAGGTAGAAACCGAGGTTATCGAATGGCTTAATGAATTTGGAGTTTCGCAAAATCCAGAATCAATCTATAACGCTCTGAGATACATTATTTATTAGATTTATAGAAATGCTTTTTCTCCCAGTCCAATGTTTTATTAGCCATCTCAGCCTCCTTTGCCATATCCGCCATCTTAGGTGTTCTATGGTCATCAAAATCTGTAACTACTAGACTTAGTGTAATGAGTTTCTCTCCGCATCTCTCAGCTAATTTAGCGGTTTCTGGTCTAGCTCCAGTAAGTCGTATTCCATTCAAATAGACATTAAAATCTGTACAGACTACCGTTACTTTTTGATGATTTTCTAGTTTTGAATTATCCATTGTGTTCCTCCTATTTTTGGGTACAATAAAAACCCTTATCTAAACAACAAGGGCGCAAAAAATACCCTTGTCAGGTTGACTGAAAAGGGTACACATGATAATATATTTGTGTACCTGTTTTCAGGTCGGTCGATAGCGTGTAATCCAAAGTTTGGCGATGGCGGATTATACGCTATTTTTTTAGCTCTTGATAGACCTTATCTAAGCCTAGCATCAAAACATCTGTCTGAGTTTTTCCAGTTTGTTTAGTACAATATTCTAATTTTTGTACTTCTTCGTCTGTCATTCTCAGTCTTTTGCTATGAGACTTAGGATTAGAAGTTGGACGACCAAGTTTTTTGGTAGTGGTCATATTTCCTCCTTTCGTATCCACAAATATATAATATCATTATGTGGATACATAAGTCAACCCCTAAATCAAACTTTTTTAAATATTTCTCAACGCACCCATATTCAGTTGTCAAAGGACTATGTGTTTCCTACTAAATTTGTTTAGCAGGTAAACCGTGCTTTTGGTTATATCTACGTGCATTAGCTTCCCAGCCGTTATTTTCAATCGTCCATTTTGATTTTTTCTGTTTTTTTGGTTTTGTAAAAATAAAATCTAATAGTTTCATGTTATTTCTCCTTTTTCATATCCACTGGTCCGTAAAAATCTATTAACATCTGCTAGGTCATATAGTACTTTCCCGTTTTCTGATGACCTTTTAAAGTTAAATTTCCCTTGTTCTCTCCACTGGGTCAATTTAGTTCGCCCCCCTCCAGTTTCTTTTTCTAGCCGCTTCATGGTTATCCATTCAATAGACTTGGCGTTTTTGGTCTGCGCTATTTTTATCGCTTCCATATTTAGAGCGATTAAATCTTCAAGCAGTTTTTTTCTAAACTCAGGTCCAAATATTTCAATGGCCATAGTTTTTCCCTCTCTCTTATGTTATAATTAAGTAAATTAAAATTTGTTTTGAGTCCGTTTCCCGTCGGACTTTTTTGCTATCTAAATATGACCTCTCACCGTTGTATTCAAAAATTATGAGAAGGAGGATAGGTTATGATTTCAAAAGAACAAATTGCTCATGATTTGGCTATTGCTATGATGACTGCTGAATTTTCTCAAGAAAAATATCATCGTGTAAGTTTTACCCAAATCACAAAATACAAAGAATATTACAAACGATTTTTATCTGAATTATGATGCAGAATGTCTAAGTAATCTTTGTAAGCCTCTGTCAAATGACTTAAGCACGTATTGAGAGTGTGTGCTGAGTAGTCATTTTCAGGGGTTTTTATTTCGTCTAATATTGTTTGCATTAGTTCTAAGAATTTGTTTTGTGTTTCTTTCATATTGTTTTCCTTTCTAGTTTTGTAGGCGGTTGTTTTGGAATATTTGTTTTAAAACGAATTTTTTACCTAAAAAAATATTATTTACATCAATATTGTAATAATTTGCCAATTCATTTAATAAACTAAACGGGATGTCTGTACTATCAATTTCGTATTTTAGTAAAGTTTGTTGATGAATACCAAGTTCTTGTGCTACTTCTTTTGCGCTAAGGCTATAGTTAACGCGTAACGCTCTTAGTGTCATTTTAGTCATTCCCCCACCTCCTTTCTAATTTGGAATTATCCAAAACAACATAGCTTTAAAATTTTCTGTGGTATAATTTAAATAAAATGATTGGAGAAAAATATGTTAGTAAAAGCAAAATATAGTGACTGGGGAAATGCCTATGTAAATGTATCTGTTACAGACATCTGCCCAAATTGCGGAAGAGGTATCGAGCCTATAGTGAAAGATACTTCGTTCTACAAAGATGATTCTTCTCACATTCTTTTTCTAACTTTATTTTGCAATGCTTGTAAACATGCATGGGTAGACTCTTTTGACTACGATTCTGACTATGCCAGTGCATGGCCAAAGCATTGGCATCAATATAGAGAAATTCCAACTGATTTACCAAAAGAACTACAATCATTATCTGCTCAGGGTACACGGACATATATCCAAGCTATTCAAGCAGAAATAGATGGTTACGATACTCTTGTAGGAATTGGTCTAAGAAAAGCCCTCGAATTTTTCCTAAAAGACTTTCTGATTTTAACCAACCCTGACAACAAGGAAGACATACAAGAAAAGCAACTTGGGAAAGTCATCACAAACTATATTCAGGAGCCAAGCTTACTTTCTTTGGCAAGAGCGACAACTTGGTTAGGAAACGATGAAACTCATTACGTCCGCAAACACACAGACCAAGATTTACAAGACTTAAAAAAATTCTTAAAAGCCACCATTCGTTTTCTCGAATATCAACTTACCATTATTGATGCTCATGAATTTGTGAATCGTCCAAAGAAATCTTAGAATCAATTTTATCCAGCTTCTCCGCTATATAGGTCACTGTCCTCATGATTTCATTGAGGGCTGTTCTTTCTAGTTCGTTCATATCGTTCCTCCTTTCCACTCCCGCTTGGGAGTTTTTATTTTGTAATAAACCAAGTGATCAGCCAAGTGATACCACCTAGCACTAACAACGCTGGTAATACGCCACCTTCAAATTCAACGCTTGTTTTTTCCTTGCCATCACGACTAGTAAACGTGTGTTCTAGATCGCCAAACATTAGTTTTTTCCAATTCATTTTGTACCTCCTAAAAATGTTATAATCAACTTATCCTAGTGGAAAGGAGGATAAGCTAATGAAAATTTCTAATTCAAAAGATTTAGCTCTCGCTATTGTCGCTTCTTCTAGCCCTACTTTGTCTATCGAAGATAAAATCAAACTTTACGAAGACTCTGTGGAAGCTATTAAGCAACATAATTTACCTTTCGTTGAAGCCGAAAAGCAAGAACAAATCAATAATGGTAAAGTTATAGCCGAAGCTCTTGAGCGTGGCGAGTCATTGTTTGGATAAATAGTCACCAATTTCGAGGAACCCTTTAGCAAGCTCGCACCTTGTTAAGGGGTCTTCTTCGTTTGTGAAGTCTCGCAAAATTTTCATGTGCATTTCTTTTAACACTCCGATAAACTTTTCATTTCGTTCACTCATAACCTCTCCTTTCATTCTTGCGGAGATACAGCCAATGTGCTAAACTAAACTTACCCCGTTAGGGGGAGAGGGCTTCTTAGCCCTCTAATTATCCTCACCACTCTATTGAGTAGTGAATCTTAAGCTTAAACCAAAGAATCTTGATTTCGACTTCTAGTTCTTTGTGTTTAGGCTTTTTGTTTAGCCTAGACTTCATCAGCTGTACCTCCTTTCGCTTTGCTTAATTCCTTAAGCTTGATTATATTATAATCCGTTTTAAAACGAATGTCAAGTATAAAAACGAAAAAAAACGAATTTTTTTTAAACATTTTATTTACAAATACGATTTAAAACGATACTATATAAGTATAAAAATCGAAAGGAAAATAATATGGCAAGAGGACGAGGGAAATTAACACCTCAAGACGAGGAATACAAAAAGATAATTTCTGCTAAAATTAACAGTTTATTGCTAGAAAACAATTTAAAACAAGGACATTTAGCTGATGCATTGGAAATTCCACGAAGTAGTTTTAATGAATATGTCAAAGGAAATTCCTTACCTAATCCTGGTAACGTTCAAAAGATAGCTGATTATTTCGGGTTAATGAAGTCTGATATAGATCCTAGATTTGCACCTCGTAAGAAAAATCACGAACTCAAAATCCCTACTTCTCCACTCGTCAAAAAAATAACCACAACAGTTGTAGAATTAAATGTTCCTCGTAAACAAAAAGTTTTAGACTTTGCAACAGAACAATTGAAAGAACAAAAAAATAAGATTACTTCGATAGAGAAAAAACTATACGAGTACAAAGTCTATGAGAAACTTTCTGCGGGTACAGGTTATGGATATTTTGGTGATGGGAACTATGATACTGTTTTTTACGACGAAGAATTAGATTACGATTTTGCCTCTTGGGTTTTTGGTGATTCTATGGAGCCAACTTATTTAAATGGTGAAGTTGTTCTTATAAAACAAACTGGCTTTGATTATGAAGGTGGCATCTATGCCGTAGAATGGGACGGACAAACCTATATTAAGAAAGTTTATAGAGAAAAGGATGGCTTGCGCCTTGTATCCTTAAATAAAAAATACAGTGACAAGTTTGCTCCTTTTAGTGAAGATCCTCGAATAATAGGGAAAATTGTCGGTAACTTTATGCCGAAAGAATATTAAAAACCATAACAAATGAGACGATGGTTAAGGAAGAATATGATGGGTTGGTGAAAATTAGTTAGATACTGGAGGTAAAAATTGGCCACATATACTATTAAAGTTCCTGCTGAAATCAAACCAGATTATCAGTATCTGTTACTGCTTAATATTGAATTTATATCAACTATAAGTAAAGCAACTAAATTCGACACTATTCTTTTTGATTTCTCGCGTACCAACTGGATAGACGCTGAGATGACTGTGGTTCTATCTATGATGTTTGAACTAGCATTGCAGACAGCGAATGAAGTTACTGTAATGATTGAAATCATGCCTGAAAAAGTAAAAACTATTTTGCAAAAGAACAACTTCTTCCCTTTTTATGGAATAGGTGAAAAATTAGTTGATACTTTCAATACCACTATAACATTTTTTGCTAATACTCCATCAAACGATATACTTATTCACGAATATATACAAGAAGAGGTATTTGCTGCTATCGGAAACAAGATTTCTAAAGATTTCCTAAAAGAAGTTTCTTATTGTATTTTTGAAATCGTTCATAATGTTAGGGATCATTCCGAATCAGATAGATTCTACATTTGTGGGCAACACTACCCCAAAACTGGTATACTTCGCTTAGCTATATCAGACTTAGGTATAGGACTTCCTGCAAAAGTGAAACAAAGAAATCCACACATAACCTCTGACATCGAAGCAGTTGAATGGGCCTTTGTTGATGGGAACACTACCAAACGAAGAAAAGAAGGCGGTGTTGGATTGTATAGCATTAAAGATTTGCTCCATCAACGTGGGCAGCTGAAGTTAATTTCAAACCAAGCCTACTATTCCATTAGTCCGACTGGCATTACCATAAACCAAACAATGCCAGAACGATTCAGAGGAACATTACTTTGGATAGAATTTGACATCAAAAAGTGTCTGAAACCAAGAAAAAATGTTAGAATTGATGCTGACAATACCTTTAATTTCTAAAAGGAGAACAAGACATGACAACCATATTTGTAAAAGATGTCATTGGTGACACGCTTGCAGTGACATCAGATAAAGGTGATAAAGTATTTGCCATATTAAAGACAAACATCGAAAAAAACGAACAGACCACACTCGATTTTGAAGGAATTACTGATCTAATCTCCGCCTTTTCAAACCACGCCCTCGGTCAACTCTACGACCTAGCAGATGCCGAAACATTGAAAGAACTCATCAAAGTCAATCCTAGCACCCTGCACCCAGCAGACCGTAGGACTATTGAACGCTCACTCCGCAATAGTCGCAACAAGCGAAAGCAAGACAAAGAATTTCGCCAAATGCTCGCCGATGAAATGGATGCGGAGCTAGGACTATGAGTACAACCGCCTTAGACCTCAATCGCTTTTCATTCAAACCCGAGGAAAAATTACTGATTGATGTCAACGTTCTCATCTATCTTCAATCTGGAAATTCAAAAAAATACGACAAAGTCTGGGAAAAAGCAAAAAAACAAGGTAACCAACTTTACTTTACCGCTCTATCTATTTCTGAATTTATCAATTACTTCACCAAAACAGGCTATAAGCAATACCTCCGTGAATATAATAAAAGAGAAGAAGAATTCGAGTTCAAACATGACTACCAGCAAACACAGCATTTTTTAGATATATATGATGAAGTTATAGATACCCTAGAAACTGAGATAATCCCCAAAATGACCATTTTGGACTACGAAAATCACGATTTTGAAAACATATTAACTCTTACAGAATTTATGTTTGACATCAATGATGCCCTCTATCTCAAAAAAGCTGTGACAAATGGTCTTGCAATCGTGACGCACGACAGTGACTTCTTCAACCTTGCCATTCCAGAAGATGTCAAAGTCTACACTTACAATACTAAAACGAGAAAATAAAAAAGCCCCACGCTCTCAAAGTTTGGCGACTCTGAGCGTGAGGCAAGACAGTATAAGAAACAACCATTAAAAAGGTCATTTTCTTGTACCTATTTTATCAAATTGAAAGATGGTATGCAATGAAAATTAAATCATATAAAAAGGAAAATGGTGAAACTGCTTATAAATTTCTTTTGTATGCCGGTTATGTTAATGGAAAGAGAAAATATATTAGGCGAGAAGGTTTCAAAACTAAGCAGGCTGCAAGGGAAACCTTAATTAGTTTACAAGCTGAACTTGATAAACCTAAATCAAGTATGACATTTGGAGCATTGACAGATCAATGGCTAAAGGAATATGAAAAAACCGTTCAGGGCAGTACCTACTTAAAAACAGAAAGAAATATTAATAAACATATTTTGCCAAAACTTGATAAAGTGAAGATTAGAGACATCAATCCACTACTTATCCAGCGGCTTACTGAAGAATGGTGCAACGATTTAAAATATGGAGGAAAAATTCTTGGGCTTGTTAGGAATATCTTAAATCTAGCTGTTAGATACGGATATATCAATAACAATCCAGCTTTGCCAATTACACCTCCAAAAATAAAAAGGAAAAGAAAAATGAATAATAATTTTTATACACTTGATCAACTTAAACAATTCCTTGAACTAGTTGAAAAAACTGACAACATTGAAAAAATAGCCTTGTTTAGATTATTAGCATTTACTGGAATACGAAAAGGGGAGCTTCTGGCACTAACTTGGGATGATTTGAATGGTAATACTCTATCAATTAATAAAGCTGTCACACGTACTCAAGTTGGACTAGAAATAGATGTTACGAAGACAAAATCAAGCGATAGATTAATCAGCTTAGATGATGAAACTTTGGAAATTTTACAAGAACTTCATGAAACTTTTCCTACTTCTACTCTTATGTTCCAATCTAAATCAGGTGGAATTATGACGCCAAGTTTACCACGAAAATGGCTATTGCAAATTATCAAAGGGATAGACTTACCACAAATCACAATTCATGGTTTCAGGCACACTCATGCAAGCTTACTTTTCGAATCAGGTCTATCCTTGAAACAGGTGCAACATAGATTAGGGCATGGAGATTTACAGACAACTATGAACGTATATACTCACATCACGCAATCGGCAATTGATGACATTGGAACTAAATTCAATCAATTTGTTACTAACAAGCAACTAGATTGA